ATCAGCATTTAAAAGACCTATCAAGAGCAGGACTCTCAATAGGTTTTTTAATTCGTGAAGCTATACACGATTTTGTTATTAAAACTAAAAAATAATTTAATTTAAATAATGGTCAATTACGTTTAAAATCTCCTTTTCAGTTAAAGGTTCTATCTGAATTATGTATTTAAAATGTCCTTTAGATTCAAGAGCAGCATAAAGTATTTGACTTAAATGTTTTCGAGCTTGTTCTTTAGGATTTGTTTTTTTAGTAGTCATTTTTTAATCTCCATGTAAGGTGTTTTAGTTTCATATAAATCTTTATTATGATCCCACCAGAGATCGATAATATATTTATCACTATCAAAAAAGTAACCTCTATCTGATTCCCTGCATTCCTCAATATAGAACTTTATAAAAGGTTTATAATAATCTGGGTGTAGATTATTATCTTTAGCTAATTCTTTAGCTGCATTAGAACAATGCTCTTCAAATTTTTCGTTAAGATAAAGAGTTTCTTTTTCTTCCATAACTAAATCTGGTAATGGGTTATTAATCATTTTTAAAATCCTCCTCTTCCCACTCATCAAAACCATTTTCTTTAGCTTCATTTTCATCTACTTCTAAACATTCGTCATACTCCCAATCTCCATATCCACCCCAACCATTATCCATAGCTTTAAAGTTAGCTCCATCTAATACAAGTCCTCCACGTTGCATCCATATATCATCAGGTGTAATTGAATCAGGTACTTTAATGTAATACTCATAACTGGTCATTGAGTTAGCAGTAACTCGATAGTATTTGTGTTTTGGTTTTTTCATTTTAGCTAGCTAATTTAGCTTTTGAATTTAGTAAGGTTTTAGCCAAGATCGACATTCTTGACGTAATTGCATAATTAATTTTGGATCTGTATTTTCTTTTTTAGCTTTTAAATATTCTTTTTTAGCATCATTAAATAACTGTTTTTTAAATCTAGATTTTTCTTCATTTTCATTCTGTAATTTTAAGAATCTTTCATCATCTTGATGTATTATCTCAGGTTCTTTTTTTACAATTTTAATCCATTTATAAAAAGTATTAGGATGTACTTCTGGATAAGTATTTTCTAATTGCTTTTTTATTTCATCTTTTGATTCTCCACCACGCATTAGTTCTCTAATAGTTTCAAATGCATCATCCCTATATTCTTTTTTATTCATTTATTCAACCTCCTCTAATATTGCTTTTAATTGAAATAACGGTTGATTAACTTCCATTAATTCTTCTCCAAAACTTGAATCTCCCCAATCTAGTGATTTCTCAACTATTGATTCACATTTTTTATCAATAAATTCTTTAATTTCAAAAAATTGAATATTATTTAGTTTTATTATTTTCATTCTTCTCCTTCCTCCCATTTAAGTGCATTATCAGAAAATTCTTGAATCTTCTCTATCACTTCTTCCATATCGTATCCACGTTCAATAGCATCTTCTCCAAAAGCTATTTCTGCAATTTCATTAATAAATCTTTCTCTATCTTTTTTAATAGTCCAAGCCTTATCTACAGGCATATCTTTAAATCTTTGTTTATAGTTCATTAATCAATTCTCCTACTGGTAATCTGTATCTCTCTTACTAAATATCTAACTGATTCTTCATAATCTATTTCATTACCTTTCTGTGGTAAAAAGAAAGTAGCATCCCTTTCTGCTAACTCACATAATACTGAAAGTATGTTCAGTAATATATTTACTTTGCTTTTAATATCCATTAATTTCTATCCTCGAAAAAAGTTAAACAATTTTCTTTATTAATTTCTTTAATTCTTTTAATAGCATCTTCTCTATATTTTTCTGGAGAACTTGCTAAATGATTCACTAATCTAACTATTACTAGTTGATTCTCTGGAGATAATTGACCAATTCTAAAATTGATTTTTATTTTGTGTTCATTCATGATTTTTTATATAGGAATGTAATAAGTATGATATCATAATATGAGTTTATGTACATACATTCATGTCGAGGGTAAAACAATTCATTCATGATCATTCACCAGAATTTTCAAATTCAGAGATTCAATCATTAATTCATTCAACCCATTCAAGCCAAAAAGTAAAAAAAACTAATTTTGATTTTTTATTTCAATTTTTGATTTTTTACTTTTTAAAAATTAAATAAATTATTTTAAATTTTTAAAATATCCTTTTTTTTGTGTTCCATGTATCAATAACGCGAAGGGACTAGGCTTAAAACAGTGTGAATCGTCTTTGTCTATTTCATACGGCTTGCCTATATGCTCTATACCTTTTTTAATTGCTTCTTCTTCTGAATTAACTACAATTGCCCATCTCTTAAAATATCCTGCATGTATAAGTCTATCCATTTTGCTGCCCATCGAAGCAGTTAAAAAGAAGTTCTCAGGTATTGAAATATTAGTCCCGAATAAATGTAAACTTTTTGAATAACAATAAAACTTAAGTTGTGGATTAAGTCTAGCTACTGCAAACCAGCATCTTAGATACTCTCCCGAAAAAAAATCTCCACTAGAGTGAATTCTAACCTTATTAATATTTTTGGTTATATGCTTTTGTATTGAAGCATTAATTAATTCATATGTTTTATAATATCCATCTTTACTATTTAAAGTTTTTTTAATTAAATCAAAATTGTATTTTCTAGCTTTATAAACGTTAGGATACTGATTTTCTTGACTTGCTGCATAACATCGAAAAATATTATTTTCGCCATCTTTTAAACTAGTCTTGCCATTAGCATTCATTACTACATAGCTTTTGCATTCATAAGCCATCGGACAAGTACGGCCTGCTGGTAAATCAAAAATTAAAGTGTTTTTTAATTTTTTATTACCTTTTGACATTTTTAATAAATCATTCATAATTTTTAAAAAAATTGGAAGGTTAAAAGTATTATTAAAAATACTTTTATTTAAGGATCAGTTTTAATGATCCCTAAATGAAAGTATTATTTTATAAATCTTTAGTTTTTATATTTATTAGTTTTCTATGTTGACTATATCGAACATTAAAAGAACTAATACCAAGTTCATTAAACTGTTGTTTATTAATATATTGTCCACTATGTGAAACAATAAAATCTTTTAATGCGTTTAAATCATTTAAAATTGCTTTCTTACTTTTGTAATCTCTACCATATGCTGGTAATAAAGTTATATAATTCATTTTTAATAATCCTCTGGGAACATTATGCAAGTATTGTTGTAATCCATTTTTGAATATTTTTTTAAGTCCATTTGATTTTCCTTTATTCCGTAGCCAACTGTTTTAATCCATATTTTTTTTCCAGTGCTTAAAATATAAGCTCCTAATAAATCGCCACCATTTTCATTTTTTACAGCTTCGTTATTAAATTGGATTGAATCACTCTCAACTACTCCCCAGTCTTGACAAAAATATTTGTTTTCAAGTATTCCGAATACTTCCATAGCAATATTAAAGTCTTTATCCATATAGTGACTTAATGCACTTGAATAATGAATAAAGCCAAAGTTAGACTCCTTTAATTTTTTTGTTGGTGTTGTGGTCATTTGTAAAAAAATAATATGTTTACCTTAATATGATATCAATTAATAGTTTATATTGAAAGTATTATTTAAGACATTTAATAAAAAAAATGCATTCAATTTTTGCATTCAATTTTTGCATTCAATTTTGCATTCAGTTTATAAGATTAATTTTTTTAATTTTTTTTTTTTTTTTTTTTTTTTTTTTTTTTTTTTTTTTAATGAAAAATTTTTGACAAAAAAAATACCAGCTATTTCTAGCTGGTAAATTATTTTAAATCCCTATTGCATGGATACCAACTTATCTTTTATTCGTTCAGGAAGTTCTGAAGGAAATATATCTTGCAAGTATGGTGCAAAATGTTTTTGCCAAAATTTCTTGGTTTTTCTTTTATCAGAAAAATGTAAATTGAAAAATTGGGTAGGTGTTCCGCCTCTGATCATTAAGCGATCAGAGTATAAAACATACATTAATTGAATCATTTGAAATCTAGGGATTGTTATATATTCCCTAGAATCTAAATGAGCAATTGAAACTGTTTGGTTGTTTGGTTCGATTGTTGAGGTCATGATTTTAAAATGGTTCTTCTGTATCAGTTAAGTCAGCATCTAAGAAATTTAATTCCTGAAGTGCTTTTTTTGAATCATACTTTTTATGAATTTCTTTTTTTAAAGAAATAAAAGTTTGTAAGTGTTGCAAGTCCTCGATATTTTCGAGAACTTCAGCAACTTCGTGATCTAATAAAAATAATTTTACTTCGATCATTTTTTTAACTCCTGAATTAATAACTCTATCTGATTGCTACGGGCTTCTAGTCTCTCGTAGAGAGTAGAAATAATAGCGTATGATTGCCAACTTAGTAACAAGAATGCAATTAATAATAATTTAGTTCTCATTTGTTAGTCCTCGAATACTTGAACGAATTCGAAACCCGCACTTTTTAAATTGCGGATATGTCGAGGTAATAAAGTCAACGTATTAGTTAACCCTAGAATCCAAAAGTCAACTTCATTTTTTAAATAAATGTTTTCGTTACCGTAAACATTTTTCTTATAGAATTGAATTTCTTTTTTGATAGTCATAATTTTTTGGAAGGTAAAAAGGAAGGAATAAAACGTAGTTATAAAACTACGTTTATTGTTTTGATAAACTTGCAAGGTTTTTTGCCAAGTTTACCAGTTTTTAAAATAGGCATTATTTCGCCTATCTTTTCACAGTTCCACCCGTCAGCTTTTGAAACATCATAAAGATGAACTGGACATATATATTCAGGCCTAAACTTGAATAAATGTTTCCATGATCTTTTAGTGTTTTTTGCAGCTCTGGAGGCAATAACCTCAAGGGTTACTTTATCTGTAAGTTCAGCAGTAGCCCACGAACTACCACCCGAAATAAAAACGATACCCAAAACTGTTTTGGTCTTAGTCATAAGGAAGGAAGGATGAATTTTCTAGTTTCTTTTTTTGTATTTCCTTTTGTGTTTACCTGATAAACAAATTTTTAAATCTGGTTACCTGATAAGCATTTTAAGAAATACGGTGGCTCAAAAATTGGCAATAGTACTTGCCCATTTTTCAAGCTAATAGCACAATAACATAACTCTGATATTAAATCAATACCTAAGTTAAGAAATATTACTCCACTGAGGATCGCTTCAGAGAGGCGATATTTTCTAAGGTACTAATACACCTAAGTTATATTACAGTGCTATTACAGAGGCACAGAGGTCAATTTGAGGGCATATGGGGGGCTAGTTGCAAAAAATTTTTTTGCTAGGCCAAGGCGAGGAACTTAAATATATATCCTAAATCTTCGTTACTTTGGCTCAACTTTAATTGAAAGTTCTGGAGCTTGGATGTTTACAGTTTCTACGGATTCACCTATTACTTTACCGAGGGAGTCTAGGATTTGTGCTGCGGTTTGGAGTTGACCTTTTTTTATTGCTTGATTGAAAAGACGTACTCTCATTGCTTGGAGGCGAGGGAGCATAGATTCTCTATCTTTATCCCAATCTTCTGTATTCCAATGTTTTACTCTACCCCAATCTTCCCAGGCAGTTGTTATTGAGATCTGTTCAATTTTTGAATGTTCTATTACGAGTTGACGAGTAGTTTGACCTTGAAGTTGTCGTGAATAGAGTCTTTGTGCTCTTTCTTGAACCTTTTCTGCTGTAGAGCGAGCTACGAATCTAGGTCTGCGAGATTTATTCGCTTGAGCTACTGGAGGAGTAATATCGTTTGGGAAAGTAGAAGAAGCCACGGACTTAATCTGAAAGGGGTTAATAATCGAATAATAACCTAAAAAAGCGGAATTAGGCTATAAATAGGGGGTATAGATTGAAATTTTTGTTATTTTTAAGTGTATGGCGGTAAAAAACAAACCAGAAATCAGTTTAAGGTACGCACAAGGTGAGGTATTTAATTGTGATAAGAGGTTTAGAGTGTTGGTTGCAGGGCGAAGGTTTGGGAAATCATATTTATCCTGTATTGAACTGCTCAGAGGAGCAATCAATCGGCCTGGGGAGACTTATTTTTATTGTGCTCCTACTTATAGGATGGCAAAGGATATTGCGTGGAAAGAGTTAAAGAAGTTAGTGCCGAAGGTGTGGGTTCAGAGCAAGAATGAGACAGATTTAAGGTTGGAATTGATTAATGGATCAACTATTGAGTTGAAGGGTACAGAGAATGCGATGGCATTAAGGGGTAGGAGTCTAGCAGGGGTTGTATTAGATGAAGCAGCGTTTATGGATCGAGATGTATGGGCAGAAGTGATAAGACCAGCTTTAGCCGATAAACAGGGTTGGGCTTTGTTTATTAGTACTCCTGATGGTACTGCCAGTTGGTTTTATGATATGTGGTGCTTTTGTGGTGAACAGGAGTGG